TGAACCTCAAGCTTATTTAGTGGGATGGTTTGTTAATCAGATTACTAGAAACTATTTAAAATTTAAAGAAAAAGAAAATGGCTCAAAAATATAGAATGTATCTAGGTATAGTAAACCTTTATTATACAATAGGAGTTAATGTAATAGGATTACCTGATTTTCATATCCATACTTGGATAATTTCAAAATCAATTAAAGAAACTGAACTTCATAAATACCAATAAGATATGATACCAATTGAATTAGAAATTTATTTTAATACAGATGAAACTGATAACCTACAAAAAATGGGTTTAGATTCACATGTAAGTAATTGTGAAACAAGGCTAATGACTTTCTTTAAGATAGATGCTATAGGCATTGCTAAAGAAAAAGATGGTTTTGAATATGGTATAATTTATTCAGCAGCTGATAACTTTGCTTCTGTCTTAACTTATGAAGAGTTAAAACAATTACTCAATCCTCAACAAGAAAGTATATGAGTTTATTATTTACAGTAGAGAGCAAAGTAGTCTCTCCAACAACACAATCTTTGCTCATTCCTCCTTTTAGTGAGATATGGGCAAGAGATGAATCTGCAGATAAGAGATATGCCATAGAGGATTTCTCTTATATTGAGTTCATGGCATCTATTCAGAAATCTAACCCTTATTCAGGATACTCTGAAGACCAAAGACCTGATAAAATTATCAAGGACATAATTACAAGGGCAGAATGGGACCAAAGTGACCCTTTACTTTTACAAGGTATTGCTAAACTAAAAGAGTTTCAGGCTGAAGCTTCTGTGACTTACAATTACTATATGGCTGCTAAATCTGCTGCTGAAAAGATGCAACATTTCTTTATTAATTTTAGTATGAATGATGTTAACCTTAGAACAGGAGCCCCAATCTTTAAACCTAAAGACATTACTTCTGCTCTTAATGATACTTCTAGAGTATTAGAAAATCTTAATACACTTAGAGAAAAAGTTGACAATGAGGTATTTGAAGAAGTAAAAAAGAAAGGTCAAAAAATAGTTAGTCCATTTGCAGACCCAACAAGTTTAAAATAAATGATTATCTTTACATTTTAATATTAACTTAAAATTAATTACTATGGCAAATTTAGCAAGCATGTTAGATGACGATGATGACATGATGGAAAACACTTCCTCTTCATCTTCATCAAAAGGAAAAAGAGAGACTATTGCCGCTTTACTCTTTAAAGCAAAGACTGATGCACATTTAACTCATTTAAAGCAAAAGGATAAAACTCTTGCTACTCATAATGCTATGAGTATTTTTTATGAAGGAATAGGAGATTTAGTTGATACTTATGTAGAAACTTCTATGGGTATTGATGATACTTTCTGTTTAGATGAAGTACCAGAATCTATGGTTATTGCTAACCCTTTAGCTTATTTTAAAAACTTATACAATGCTATTTCAGTAGCAAGAGAAGCTGTTAAAGAGTCTTTTCTTCAAAGTCAAATTGACTTAATGCAAGAACTTGTTGCTCACACATTGTACAGAATTAAAAATATTGTAACATAATTTATGAGTCAATTAGGATCAATTAGAAACCCTGATGGGATTTGGATTAATACAGAAGTATTCAGAGAAGAAGCTAGAAAGTTTCAAAGGTATGGTGCATACTGTCTAGATCCTTGGGGTTCTCCTGATTGGTTTACTTATTGGCAAGAACAAAGAAACAGAATTATTAATGGATATTCTTCAGGTGGTGTAAAAATTACTGGAGATCATTATTTCTATTTAAACTTTTGTCCTATCTTAAAGGTAGAGGACATGAATGCTAAAAAATCTGCTAAGATTACGGACTTTCCTGACTTTTGGGATGGAGATTATAATTACTTTTGGTCTAGAGAAATTGCCTTTAATGGTATAGTTGATGGATTAGGTATTCCTGTAGAAGAATCTACAAATCTTTCTGAACTATTTAAAGGACTTCAATTAGAGGTTAAGATTGAAGAACCTTATTTAACAGGAGGTTATAATCTTATTGTAGGTAAGTCTAGAAGAAAGGGTTATTCCTATAAGAATGCTGCTATTGCAGTTAAGAATTATTTATGCTATCCTAAAGCTCTTACTATATTTGCTGCTTATGAAAAGAAATTCCTTTACCCTAAAGGGATTTATACAATGGCGTCTAACTACCTTAACTTTATTAATGCCAATACAGCTTGGGTTTATCCTAAAGATGTTGTAGATAAAATGGACCACGTTAAAGCTTCTACTATTGAATATAGAAATGGGGTTAAGATTGAGACTGGATTTTTGTCTGAAATAATGGCACTTACTTTTAAAGATAATGCAGATGCTGCAAGGGGTAAAGATGCTAGAGATGTAATCTTTGAAGAGTCTGGAGCCTTTGGTACTCCTGGATTACTTAAGAGTTCTTATGCTGCCACTCAAGACTGTGTAATGGGAGGAGCAATTAAAACAGGTATGATTACTGTCTTTGGAACTTCTGGAGATATGGAAGGAGGTACTGCAGATTACTCTGAAATGCATTCTAGTCCTCTTAGGTTTGGTATGTTGCCTTTTCAAAATATTTGGGATGAAGATTCTGAAGATATGAAGTGTGGATTCTTCCACCCTATTACTTGGAATATGGAAGGTTACTATGATGAACAAGGTAACTCTGACAGAGAAGGAGCTAAGGCTTTAGAACTTGCTCAAAGAAAAGTGTTATTAGATAATGGTGCTACTTCTGCAGATATTCAAAAGAGAATGCAGGAGAAACCTTTGGGCCCTTTTGAAGCCTTTGGTATGGTCAGTATTAATAACTTTCCTGTACTTGAATTAAAGAGACAACTTGAAATTGTTAAAGCAAAGAATCTTCACATGATTATGGGAACACCTGTAAAGTTGTTCTATGATTATGAAAAGAAAAAAGTTATGGCTGAACCTATTTTAGATGGTTCAGCTAATGTAATTTACAGAATGAAACCTGATAATACTTCTCTAGAAGGATGCCCTGTTATCTATGAGTATCCTGCTGAAGTTCCAATGCGGGGTGCTTATAAGATAGGGTATGACCCTTATAGACAAGATAAAGGAACTTCCCTTGCTGCTGTTTATGTATATAAGAGTGTTATTATAGGAGACAGAACTAAAAGAATAATTGTAGCAGAATATGTAGGTAGACCTGGAGAAGCAGATGATGTAAACTATATTTGTAGATTATTTGCTGAACTTTACAATACTACTATAATGCATGAGAATGAAGTAACTCATGTCAAAGATTACTTCAGAAGAAGAAAACAATTACACTATTTAGCTTATCAACCTGATGAAGTAATAAAGAAGAATGTGAAGAATTCTAAAGTTAATAGACTTTATGGATGTCACATGATTGACCAGCTTAAAGATGCAGGTGAAAAGTATATTAAATCTTGGTTATTAGAAACACTTGATTTTGATGATGATGGTATGCCTATTAGAGCTTTAGACCAAATCTATTCTATTGGACTCTTGGAAGAATTAATTGGGTATAACAGAAAAGGAAACTTTGATAGGGTTATGGCTCTTATGCAAGTTATGTTTCAAGATCAAGAAGATTTACATGGAAAAGAGTACCAACCAAAGTCAAAAGGAAATGCAAAAGCAAAACAGCTATTAGATATGATGGGCACTATGTATGCAAAAAATAATGGTAGAAATTCTCTACAGTCATTAAAATAATTATTACTTTTGTAAATACTTATCTTTTAAGCAAATGAATCAACCAGTTACACAACCCAAGTCATACTCTACTGAAAGACTCAGTAGAAAAGAAAAGGAAGATAATAAGTTCCTTTGGTACAGAGAAAAAATTGACATGTATGATACCAAGGCTAACTTCTTATCTATTGGATATGGAGGAGTCAATGAATACAAAAGGATGAGAGTAAACTATGATTTATTTAATAATATCATTGACCTTTCTGATTTTGCTTATGTGGCTAGTCCTTATGGAGCTGACCAAGGAGAAATGCCAGCCCAAATGGCTAACAGAGATATTTGCTCTTATAGAGTAAAAGCTTTGATTGGTATGGAAATGAAAAGACCTTTTGGGTACAGAGTAATTGCAACTAACAAAGAAGCATCAAATAGAAAGGTAGAAGAAGAGACTAAAAGAATTAGAGACTTTGTTGTTAACTCTATAATGGCTCCTATCAAACAAGAAAAAGAAGCAGAATATCAAGCTCAAGTAAAAGGGAGAGAATTATCTGAACAAGAGTCTCAACAACTACAAGAAAAGATGCAAGCTGACATTGAAGCAGCAACTCCTGATAAAGTGAGAGCATATATGAAAAGGGACCACAGAGACCCTGCTGAAGTGCAAGGCCAACAAATTATTAATTACCTAATTAAAAAATTAGATATTAAAAAGAAGTTTAATAATGGTTGGAAACATGGTTTAATCTCTGCTTATGAAGTATATTGGCTAGGGATAATCAATGGAGAACCTGCAATGAAAGTTGTAAACCCTGTTAGATTTTCTTGTGATAAGGCTTCAGACCTTGATTACATTGAACAAGGAGAATGGGCAGCAGCAGAATATAGAATGCATCCTTCACAAATTGTACAAACTTTTGAATTAGATGATAAAGAAATTGATACTCTTTGGAGAAACTATAATCATCACATTACTCAAAGAGTACATGATAACTTATTTAACTTTGATGAATACCTTACTTATGAAGATAAAAATGCAATAAGAGTATTGCATTGTGTATTTAAAGGTCTTAGAAAAATAGGTTGGTTAGATTATATAGACCAAGATGGTATTCTTCAGACTAAGTTTATGGTTGATGAAACTTATAAACTTGATAAAGATAATGGGGATGTAAAAATTAAATGGGAATGGATTCCTGAAGTATATGAAGGTTATAAAATTGGTATGCATATCTACAAAGAAATGAGACCAATTCCTGGACAATTTAAAGATATGGATAATATCTATAAATGTAATCTTCCTTATTATGGTGCAATTTATGATAATGTAAACTCTCAGCCTACTTCTGTAATGGATAGAATGAAAGTTTATCAGTATTACTATAATATAGTAATGTACAGATTGGAACTACTCCTAGCTTCAGATAAAGGTAAAAAGATATTGATGAACATCAATGCTATTCCTACTGACTCTGGAATTGACCTTAAAAAATGGCAATACTTTTTTGAGAGTACTCCTTTTATGTGGTACAACCCTGATGAAGAAGGAATGAATCAAAGTGATGTTAATACTATTGCTAAGACTTTAGATCTTTCTTTAGCTTCTGACATCCAAAAATATATTCAACTTGCTGATTACCTAGAACAAAAATGTGGTAAATCTGTAGGTATAACTGACCCTGTATTGGGACAAACTTCTGTATCTGAAAGAGTTACAAATAATCAACAAAATTTAGTGCAGACTTCACACATGTTGGAGCCTTACTTTGACTTACATAATTGTATTAAGAAAAATGTACTTCAAGGACTTCTTGATATTGCTAAGGTAGCTTATGCTAACTCAGATAAAAAGAATATCACTTATATTTTAGATGATATGTCTACAGAGATGTTACAGATGGACATTAATTTACTTGATGAAAGTACACTAGGATTGTTTATGGAAGACTCTTCTATGTCAGAAGAAATTAAACAAACTATTCAACAACTTGCTCATGCTGCTATGCAAAACCAAAAAATTGAATTATCTGATGTTCTTAAAGTTATTAAACAAGATTCTATACAAGAAGCTGAAGAAGCATTACTTGTATCTGAAGAACTTAGGACTAATAGAGACCAAGCCCAGGCACAAGCTCAAGAAAAAGCTAAAGCAGACTTTCAACAAAAAGAGATTGAATTCAAAAAAGAAGAATGGTCTCATGAAGCTGATATGATTATTCTTAAAGAAGAAGAAAGAAGAAAAACTGTTATTCAACAGCAAACTATTCTATCTATGGGATTTGATATTAACAAAGACCAGGATAATGATGGTACTCCAGATGTACTTGAAGTTGCTAAATATGGAGTTGATGCTGAAATTAAAAGAGCACAAGTAGTTAATGAAGCCAGAGCTCTAGATCATAAAATACAAGATGATAAAGAGAAGAATAAACTAAAAGCAAAAGAAATTGCTCAAAAGGGAGCAGGAAAATAAAATAAAGCTATTATACTTTAAATGTAATAACTTAATTTTGAATATGTAATTAATTAAATAATTAAACTTAAATTTGTCACAATTATGAGTGGAACAGAGAAAACCATTGACCAATTTGCAGGCTGGGATGATTCATCACAACAACATGATTTTTTTGGAGAAACTAATCTAGAAGTAGATGTAGTTGAAATAGCATCTAAAGATGATGTTAAAACAGAAGAAGCAATTGCAAAAGAAGAAGAAGAAAAAAAGGAACAAGAATTGATTGATGATCAATTTAGTTCTTTTGAAAAACCTTCTAAAGTTCAAACTGAAGATGAGGATGAAGAGGATAAAGGAACTCCTTCAGGTAAAAAAGAACCAGTAACTAATGTAAATAATAGACAGACTCTTGAGTTCTTAAAAGAAAAAGGTCTTGTAGATTATGAATTAGAAGAAGGTAAAGAATTATCTGAAGAAGATGCAGAACATTTACTTGAAGACTCTTGGGAAAAAGCTTTAGAGTTAGAAGTAGAAGCTACAATTAAAGACCTTCCTCAAGATATTAAAGACTTAGTAAAGTTTGCATCTAAAGGAGGAAATGTTGGAGAATTGTTAGGTAAAATGATTCAACATGCTACTTCAGGTATCACTAAAGATAGTGATATTGATAATGAAGATGTTCAGGTTCTTGCAGTAACAATGGATTTAAAAAGTCAAGGTTATGACCAAGAATACATAGATTCTCAAATAGAGTTCTTAAAAGACAGTGGAAAATTAGAAACTATTTCTAAAAAGTCTTATGATAGAATTATTGAAAATCAAGAAAGTGAAACTGCAAGTCAAGTCCAAAGACAAAAAGAATTTGTAGAAAGTAGAAAGAAACAAGCTAGAGAGTACAGAAGTAATATTACTACTCATATTAATAGTTTGAATGAAGCAGGAGGACTACCTATCTCTAAACAAGATAAGACAACTCTTCCAACTTATATTTCAGAGCCTAATGTAGAATTGCAAGATGGTAGATTTGTAAGTGAAATGCAAGCAGACTTATTCAAAGTAATGGCTGACAAAGATAAAATAGTTCTTTTAGCCAAACTTTTAAAAACAGATTTTGACTTTAGTGCTATTGAGAGAAAGAAACAAACTCAAGCTGCAAGAGGTGTTAGAGAAGCTGTTGAAAGAGTTGATAGAAAAGAATTATCAAATTCAGAAAGTGGAGGTCACAAATCCAATAAAAAGGCCCTCTGGGATATGCTAGAGGATTAAATCAATTAATTATTAACTTTAAATTAAATCAAAATGGCTACATTAGGAAGCAAGCTTCTCGTTAAAGAGATGGAGTGGAATGCCAACATGACTGAGCAATCTCACTTAGGTGCTGCTCTGATTGCTAAACCACACCGTATTCTTGGAGAAATGGACAAATTGTTCTCAGCTCAGAATTATTATTCTGACAATCCAATGTCTTCTTTGTTGATGGGTAATTCCAAAACAGAAGAAACTATTGGTAACACAGAATGGGAATGGGAATTGAAAGGTGCAAACACTAGACCTCTAGTTGTTGTAGAAAATGTTGAGATTGCTAGCAACTTGACTCCAGGAAAATTCAAAAAAACTTTCAAGATTAAACTTGATGAAAACTGGTATTTACCAGGTGATGTTATTATGCCAGGTACTTCTAACAAGAAATACCAAGTGCGTGTACAAAACCAAGGTGTTAAACATGGTGATGGTACTGTCTACACTGTAAGAATGAATTCAGATGATCCACAAGCATTTATGCCTGTTAAGTATTTGAAGCCAGGACAACAATGGGGTAAATTATTTTCTCAATATGAGGAAGCTGCTGAGCAATCAGGTTCAACTGTATTCAGTTTGCCAATTGCCTTCAGAAACAGAATGTCTAAATACCGTAAAGAATACAGAATTACTGACTATGCTTCTACTGAAGTATTGGCTGTAGCTATTCCTGATTCTAAAGGTGCTTACCACAATTCATGGATGCGTTATGCTGAAGTTGAATATTGGCAACAATGGTACAGAGAAGTAGAACGTGGATATTGGTATTCAAGATCTGCAGATACTGTATTAGGAGCTAATGGAAGACCAGTAAGAATGGGTCCTGGAATCCAAGAACAATTGGAAGATTCTCATCAACACAGATATTCTCATTTAACTGCTAAGTTGATTGAAGAGTACTTGCAAGATATTTTCTATTCAAGAGTTAAACCAGGTGCTGGAAGACAAGTTAAAGGTTTCACAGGAGAGTATGGAATGTTACAATTCCACAGAGCTATCCAAGATTGGCAAAACAAATCAGGATTTATTAAGAATATTGAAGTTTACACTAACAAAGTGACAAACTCAGTACACACTAATTCTCTTGAAGCTGGTTACCAATTTGTGAAATATAACATGGCAAATGGTGCTTCCCTTGAGTTGATTCACAATCCTCTTTATGATGATAGAGAAATCAACTTTGAAATTGATGAAGTTACAGGTTTCCCAATTGAGTCTCAAAGAATTACATTCTTAGACTTCTCAGGAGAATCTAAAAACTCAAACATCAAAATCATGAACAAGAAAGATGGTTTTGCATTTACTTATGTTGAAGGTATGTATGGTCCTTATGGTCCTAAAAATGGTGGTTCTTCTGCACACTCTGGTTCTTACTATGAAATGCATGTTGAAAAATCATGTGGTATCCATATCCATGACATCACTAAATGTGGTGAATTAATATTGAGCAGAAACTAATAAAGTTTCTTTCATTTAGTTAGGTCATATAAAAAGTAATTCCTATCTTTGTTGAAATTAATTCATTAAAAGATACAAAGATGGGAAAAACTTTTTTACAAAAAGAAGCTCTCCAAGTAGTAAATAGAGCTAAAAGATTGACTACACAACAGTTCATTGACAAAGCTAAAGAATTACATGGAGATAAATTTGACTACTCTGTAACAGAGTATATTAATGCTACAACTAAAATAAAAATAGTTTGTAGAGAGCATGGGGAACAAGAAATGCTTCCTCATCATCATACTCATAATAAAAGCTATGGTTGTTCTATGTGTGGAAAGCAAGCAATAAATATACAAAAGCAATTTACAACTGAAGAATTTATTAATAGAATTTCAGATTTAAAAGGTTTAAATTTTGATAAAACTGTCTATAAATCTAAAAGAGAAAAAGTGATTGTTACTTGTTTAGTACATGGAGACTATGAAACAAAAGCAGAGATACTTTTAAAAGGTTGTGGTTGTCCTAAATGCAAGTCTTCTAAAGGAGAAGAAGAAATAAGACAAATTCTTAAAGAATTTAATATTTTGTTTACAGAACAGTTAGGTTTTAAAGAATGTGTTGCAGATAATAAAAGAAGACTTTTATTTGATTTCTATATTCCTAGTTTAAATACTTGTATAGAGTATGATGGTAAACAACATTCTCATTCTATACCTTATTGGGGAGGAGAAGAAGGATTAAAAAGAAGAAAAAAATATGATAGAATTAAAACAGAATTTTGTCAAAAAAATAAAATAAATTTACTAAGAATCTCTTACTTAGAAAATATAAGAGAAAAATTAACAGATTCACTAATTTAAAAAAGTATGGCAGAGAATGTAACTCTAGGACAAAAAAGAGTCCAAAGAAATTTTAACCCAACAGCAAATCCACAAGTAGAGGATTTAAAAGAAGCTTATGCTAAACTTATAGATGTGTTGGAAGCTAACAGAAATGAGAAAAATGGGAGAGAAATTTCCTTAGCTCAGACTGAAGCAGAAACATCTTGTATGTATGCAGTAAAAGCACTATTTGTTTAATCTCATTTAAAAAAGAAAATTATGAGTTCAGTAAAAGTTGAAATTAGACCTATTGAGTCAAAAAGATGGCACAACAAAACAGGTCAAGAGTCTTTCACAAGACCTAAAAAAATCCAAGCATTAGTAGATGGTAGTACAATGAAGTATGCTACAGGCCTATCAGATGCGGATATTAAAGAGTTAGCCAAGAAAGGTGTAAACTATGATTTGTCTCCCCACTACAATTCAGAAACTCCACACCCATTTTGGGATTCAGGGATGGCAATTATTAAATTAGAAAACAATACAATGTTTTTTGATAACAGTAATCCTCTAGAGTTTATTAAAATAAGAATAATGAAGGCTAGTAAGTATGTTGCTAATTCAATGGCAGAATATGATCTAGGTATGTGGCCAGAAGCTACTCATGTTATTTTTGATGAAGCAGAACAAGCATCAGTAATGGCAAGTAAAGTAGAACAAAAAAACACTGCAATTATTGAAGCTTCTAAATTATCACTAGATAGAAAAGTACAACTGATACTTGTATTAGGGGGTAAAAATATGAAAAATCAATCAGCAGATTTTGTAGCTGTAGAGTTGGATAAAATTATTACCAAAGATGCAGGAGAATTTTTAAGGTATTTGAATATGGATAAAAAACAAACAGCATCACATGCTCTTGTTTTAGAAGCATTACAAAAATCTATCTTAAGAAGAGAAGGTCAAAGAATTTTCCACATGGATTCTCCATTAGGAATTGATGAAATTGAAGTTGCTGAATACCTTTCAAAAGAAGAAAATCAGGATATTAAACTTTTAATATTGTCCAAAATTAATAACTAAGAGTTATGACAACTAGGGAAATGCATTATGACTTCAAGAAGAAGTTTAACAAAATAGACAGTCAAAAAAATAAAGGACTATTAGTACCTGAAATTGACTGGCTTCTTAATGAAGCTGTTGAACTTTTTGTTAAAAGAGTTGCAGAACCTAAAGTAGATAATGGTCTTGGTTTTGAAATGTCACAAAGAATTATTGAAGATATTAAAACTATTGTTGTAGGAGGTAGTTGGCTTCCTGTTACTAATAATATAATAACTCTACCTTCTGATTATTTATACTTTGTAAGATGCAGAGTAAAGTTATCTAAAGGAACATGTAAAGGTCAAGAAGCTGTCCTTTATATTAGAGAACACAATGATCTTTTTGAAGAAAGTGAGTTTTACAATAGTTCTTTTGAGTGGAGAGAAGTAAATGGGGTTTATGAATCTCAAGGTATTCAATCTTATACAGATGGGACTTTTACAATAGATGAAGCAAAGTTGTCTTATATACGCAAAATGGCTTATATACATAATGCCCAAGACTTTATGTCAGGGTCATATAACCATCCTTCAGGTGTTACCTTAACA